GTATTAAGCAAATAATAGCAGAAGGAAAACGCAGTTTAGCCCCCGTACGACCGGGCGCACCTGTGCGAGATGTACCTAACTCAGTGATAAGTAGATTGAAGAATCCTGAGATAGATATAGACTTCACACAAAAAGCGATTCTAGAAAAAGGAAAGTCCAAATTAAAAGTTACGATGGAACACTTTCCTCACAGGATATTCAAGAAACCCACTCGAGATGGAAATATTTTAAATTTCATCTTGAGTAGAAATCTGGATTATCAAGTAGAATGCGCCAAGATAGTACAAACCACAGGAGCCCCTTCAGGGTTCCTTAATAGATTAAACATATGGATGAATTATAAGCCAGTCAGTGTAAAGAAAACCTGTAAAGACTGGGCTTTACGCCCGATGGAAGTATTAAAACAGCGAATGCCTTTAGGAAGATTAAAAACCTGGAATGGGAGTTACTGGGATCTCTTAGGAGAAGTAACTGTAACAAAGAATTCAAGCGCTGGGCCTCCCTATTTCAAAAATAAAAGTGAGGTTTGGCCCGCTATAATGGAGGACCTAGGGACTATTTTAGAGCATTTTGGGAAAGGAACACTGGGGGATTGGCTTGGCCAAAACCCCATTTATCTGTTAGCTGAATGCAAAAACAAAGCGGACAGGTATAGAGTAGAGGATTTGGACAAGAAGTGCAGACCGTATTTTGCGTTTTCTGCGCCTTTCCAACTCCTCTATAGTTTCCTATCTCAAACGTTCAGTAAGGCCCTATCTCTCTTTCATGAAGAGGATGAATGTTACAATGGATATGGATTTAGCTTTGCCCATGGGGGGGGAAGCAAAATCCTAGATAGGTTTAAGAGATTGAAAAGAGGAGAGAAAACAATGTTTGTGTATGGAGACGACGTGTGTTTAATTAGTAGGGACAAAAACGGGGCTCTATGGAGCGTAAATGCAGATTTTTCTTCTATGGATGCGTCTATTGACTTAGACACCATAGACATCGCTCTAGAGTATTTAAAAGCGTCGTTTGTAAAACAGCATGGAGAGAACAGTTTCTGGAACGAAGTGATTCGTTTATGGAAGATTGCAGCCACTGAGAGTAAATTTTTGGTGGAAGGACATCAAGTGTATGAAAAGACAGGCAGTTTGAGAACAGGAGTAGTAGGGACCACCTACTTTGATACTGTGAAATCAGTCTTATGCTATGAGGCTTTGTTACAGAGCAAAACCAATATCATGGATGAAAAAGCGGTAGTGAAATTCTTTTCCAAAGAATGTGGTCTTGAAGTGAAGAAAAATACCTGGAATGTAACTGCAGTGGATGAAGATCCTCAAGAAGGGGAGTTTGTCATGCAAGACAAATGGTTAGGAACCCTCTTGAGAATGGAAAAAGGTCTTACGTCGTTAGAGCCCATACCCTTCGTTCCACCTGAAGACGTAGCCAAGCTGTTAACAAATCCCCGGTACAATTCGAACTATAGCAAAAGTAGAACACATAATCAAAGGCTTCTCCTAGACACCATGAGAGGGTACACATTTCTCTGTGTTCATGAAGAGCACATAGACCTGTGGAATGCCATCTGCGATGCTCATAACAATGCAGATGGAGAAATACTCACTCAAAGAGTGCAAGCTGGAAAAGGAAAGGGGGAGAAACCCGAGTTAGTGCAACTAACTGGGGAAACCTTTGAATGGCCCTCCAGTGATGGCTTTCCAACCCTGAACTTCTGTAAAAACGTTTTTCTATCACCCGGAAATCTTCTGGGTGATGGGGAATGGATTTATTGGTTTCCAACATTGAGGAAGGAAATCGATTTATTCAAGAAAACGCATGAGAGAGTTCAAGTGGTTAAAATGAAGGAAATACAAGAAAATGCCACCTGG